GTCAAGAACCTAATATAAGAAATGCACAAAATCCATTTATTAGAAATCAACAAGAACCTAATATAAGAAGTCAACAAGAACCAAATATTAGAGATGCTAGACAACCATCGATATATCAGAATCCTGTTAACGCACAAAATCCTGTTATTAGAGATAGACAAAATCCATTTATTAGAAATCAGCAGGAACCAAATGCTAGAAGTCAACAAGAACCAAATATTAGAGATGCGAGACAGCCTTCAATCTATCAAAATCCTGTATCTGGTCAAGAACCTAATATCAGAGATAGACAGAATCCGTTTATAAGGAATCAACAAGAACCTAATATAAGAGCTGCTCAAGAACCAAATATTAGAGATGCAAGGCAACCATCGATTTATCAGAATCCTGTATCACAACAAGAACCTAATATAAGAAATGCACAAAATCCATTTATTAGAAATCAACAGGAACCTAATATCAGAGATAGACAGAATCCGTTTATAAGAAATGCAAGACAACCTGTAATTTATCAAGTGGCTTCAAATGCACAAAGTCCTTTCATAAGAGATGCAAGACAACCAGGCACTTATCAACACAGGTCACCATTGACTTATCAACATAGATCACCTTTTGAGTATCAACATAGAAGTCCGTTTATATATAGAGACCCGTCTAATGCACAGACACCTTTCACTTATCAACACAGAAGTCCGTCTACATATGCAAGACAAGGTCAAACACCATTTACCTATCAACATAGAAGTCCGTCTACATATGCAAGACAGGGAAGAACACCATTCACTTATCAACATAGAAGTCCTTCCACATACGCAAGACAGGGAAGAACACCTATCATCAGGTGGGACGGTGACCCAGCAGGAAACTGGCCAGGTTCTCCTATAACTGGATAAATATTATGAGAGTATATTATGACACTAGAAAAAACAAAAGAAGTATTTTCTGATTTACCAAAAGAAAAGGGTTTTCATCATCATTTAGGTAATTTTTCAATTGAAGAAGACTATACTGAAAATGAAGTTTTTAAATCTGTAAAATGGTTACAAAAAGAATTAGGAATAAAACTTCGAAAAATGACATGGGGTGATGCATCAAAGCTTATCAAAGACGGTAAGTTTTGGGGTTGGCATGGTCTAAAATCACAATCATTTAACTATCATTATTTTTTACCACACGGATATACAGAAGTGCCAGAAGTTCCTGTGCCTGGTCATGCAGGTATGGATTTTAAAAATGTAAATGACGAGTATGAAAAAATTGGTAATTTTTGTGACTTCTCAGATGTGGATTATGATTACGATACACAGAGAGATGTGTCTTTAAATTCGTCCTATTATCACTCCGCTAAAGCACATTGGTTAGTAGATAATATAAGAAAAGAAGGACTATGGCACCCGATACAAGGTAAAGTAGAAAAACAAAGTGGTAAATTTAGATTTGCCATTCACCCTGGTTCAGTTAGATCGGCAGTCTTTGAAATATTAGATGACCCTACACTTGAAATGATGATTTGGGATGGACATGATGCAATAGATTTGCCTGAAATTACACTCGAAGAATACATAGAAGATTTAAAAAATAATGACAAAGCATCTAAACCTAGAAATATATCATTTAACTATGCAAACGGATATTTTGAAGTAAGTTTATCAGGTGTGGGTATGGATTTTAGAAAAACTGTATATAGATTTAATGAAAGAGTCTCAAAAGAAATGAAAGGTAAACATATTAATTTCTACATTGGTTATGATTCATCACATACAGATATAGCAGAATTGAGTAAAAAATGTTTAGAACACGCCATAAAATTTGATTTTGGTGGCGGTGATATAAACGGTTGTATGACAAAATGGAAACCAGAAATAAAGTTTCTTGACATATCTAAAATACCAGAATATACTAGAGACTATGCACAACAATCTACAGAGTTTACTTACAGTAGATTTTTAATTCCTTATCTTGAAAACTACGAGGGATTTAGTATATTTTTTGATGACGATATATTGTTTCAACATACACCTTTACCCATGTTTTACTTTTTAGATTTAGATGATGCAGTTGCGTGTCTACAATATGATTTCGAACATCATGACGAAACTAAAATGAACAATCAAAAAAATGTATCTTATCCCAAAAAGTTATGGTCGTCTTTTATGATATTTAACAATGCACATGACGACTGTAAAAAACTAACACCAGAAGTTATTAACACTGCTAGTGGTAAATATCTACATCAATTTGAATGGACAGATAAGATATCTGAGATTCCAGAACATTTTATAGCTACAGAAGGATTTGATAATACAGATACTAAATGGAGACCAAGTGGTGTGCATTACACGAGAGGTGGTCCTTGGATAAAAGATATGGATACATCTGAAATTACATACCTAAATATTTACGAAAAACTATTGGCAAAACATCAAAATTAAAGTATAATGGAGTTATTATGAATATGTTAATATATGATGAACACGGTAATCTAGTTATTAGAAAACCTAATGGATTAGAATATCGTTTTGAAAACACTGATAAACCAGATTTAGGATTCAAATACGATGTCTTAGTGTATGATGACATCGAAGTTAAAATACCTAAATGGGATGAAAACAAGTGTTTCGATGAACAAAAGAAAGTCAACTTAAATGAAACTGAAATTGATGCTATTGAAAACTACATAGACAACTCAGCACCACCAGAGGGCGTGTGTTTAAATAATCAGTATAGTCAAAACTTAAATAACACTTGTAGAAATTATTTACAAACACAAATAGAAATTTATGGTTTCACAGATATACTAGAAGTTTTAGCTGCTGGTCGTGAGGGTTCAAATCACCCATTAAGATCAGATGCAAGAAGAGTATTGGAGTATCATGATGCATTGTGGAATGTGTATATCAATGTTGCAAACGAAATAAATTCTACTAGAGAAGATACTTTAAAAGATTTCGATCATTACTGCAATTTATTACCACCACCACAAGAAGCACAAGTTAATTAATTGTGTTCGAATCTATAAAGATAGAATATATCAATAAACCTTTTCATATTGAAGAATTGCCTATTGGTAATAAGGTTTATGTTTTAGATGATTACATAGAATCTTCAATTCATCATGCAATCAATAATCAGTTGACAAACATGGCAACTTGGTCTAAAACTAATTGTGTGAGAGGTAGCAGTAGAACAGGATTACCTCACCATGAATTTTGGGGTTCTAGTTTTTTTATCGGACAAAACGGAATGATGATGCCAGATGATAGGGTTCCGATACATCATACCTATCTAATGAAATGGTTTAACAGAAGAATCATGACAGACTTTGGTTTCAAGTGGAAAAGATTTCAATATCTAGGCACTAATTCACAATCACACGGTCAACATGGCACAACTCATTCTGATTGTGCTCCAGAAGACGATTGGAATTTATCATTTCTGTATTATTACAATATATTTTGGAATGAAAAATGGGGTGGCACATTAAGATTCTACGATAAACCACAACAAGGTTTAGACGGCCGAAACGAACATATTTCAAATCATCAAATAGCAGAAGTAGACTTTAAACCAAATAGATTACTCATGTTTGACGGAAGAATACCACATGGTGCAGACGCTCCAAATTCATGTGCTAGATATGCTGATAGAAGATCAATTGTATTGAGAGGAGACGAGGTTGAACTCGTAGAAAAAGAAGACTTTTATAATGCCAACGATAGACTTTACAACTTTTAACGAAGAGAGTTTGAGAGATTTCAAACCTGTTTTAGCAAAAAAACTTTTACCAGATTGGTGGAAGAAAATGAAAGTTAATCAAATAGTTAGAGGAAAGGTAACTCAAACAATTCGTGCCTGTCCTTCAATGCATGATTGGACTAAATCAGGTTGGTATATAACTACTAATAGAGACATACAAGTCTTAGTCGGAAGTGATAGAGAATCAGTAGGCGTAAACAAGTTTATAACTAAAGATGAAAATGGCACATACAATTCTCCGTCTCACCCTGCTGACCAATTTGATAATGCATTTGAATATTTAGCAGAGGGCGAACATGTTAAAGATGCATTTAAAATGAGAAATGGTTGGAACATAAAAACACCTGAAGGATATTCTTGTTTCTATCTTGACCCATTTTTACATCAGAATAAGTTTTTTTCTACATGGCATGGTATCATAGATACGGATAAATTTAACACCAACTATGATAACTCTCAAATAATATTTTATCCTAAAGTAGAACATTCTTTTGTTATTAAAAAAGGCACCCCCATAGTTCAGATAATACCTTTCAAAAGAGAAGAGTGGGTTGCAACTTATCAATTACGAGATGCAGAAACATGGCACGAAAATAGAAGTGAATACACAAGACACGATGAGATGCCAACAATGGATGAAATGGGTCGAACTAAATATGATAAGTTAAAAGATGAAAACAAATTAGGTCCATATAGATTAGAGGGTTATTGGAAAGAAAAAGGTCAGTTTTTTAAAGAACAAGAACCACCACCTGAATGCCCTTTTCATAGTGGAGAAAAAGATGTCGATTAGATTATTATTTCCAGCATACATGTGTCAAAAGAATTTCTTGACGAGAAAGGAAGACTTTACACCTGAGATAACAGAAAAATATATGAAAGCACTCAAAGACGAAATTGATGCTATGCGAAGTCGTGACCCAAAAGGCAGAAATGTATCTAATAGAAATGGTTGGCAGTCTGTTGATGGTGTAGATAGAAATCCTGTTTTTATTCGTGCTATGAGACAAATAAGAAGAGTTTTTAGAGACGAATTGGTGCCTTTCTTAGGTATTGAAAAAAATACGGCAGATATCGAGTTGCATAATTCATGGGCAAACATAAATTATCCTGGTTCATGGAATGCACCACACTTACATAATGGTTGTTTTTATTCAGGAGTATTTTTTATACATGCAGACGGTGACGAAGGAGATTTTAGAGCAGTAGATACAGATCATAAAATAGTATCTAACTTTCCTCATTCACAACAAAGAATCTGGGAATCTTTATCTTTGCCACCTAAAACAGGAGATTTATATTTATTTCCTAGTGGTCTAATGCACATGGTCGAACCCAATCTATCTAAAAAAGATAGATATAGTATATCTTTTAATTGGGATGTGACTGGCGGAGAACAAAGAAAGAACATAAAAAATCCTGATTTAGAGTTTTTCGTAGACGAAAACGGCGATCTTATTTACTAAATAGATGTATGGACATTACAGTAAATCCCGAAGTTCTTTGGAACATCGTTCTCACAATCGTAATTTTACCTCTAGGTTTTTTAGTTCGTTCTATATTAGGTGAACAAAAAAGACTAGACATTCTTATCAATAAAACTAGAGAAGAGATCGCTAAAGACTATGTGACAAGAGAAAGTATGGAAGCGACTTTCGAAAGACTAATGGACTCTATAGATAAGATAGATGAAAAAATAGACAGACTTCAACAAAGAACTTATTTTCAAGAATAGAATTCACATAAATAGTAATATTAGACAGGAATATTACTATGGCATCACCAAATAGCAAAGCAACATTTAAAGAGTATATCAAGAGAGCTCTAGGTGCACCTGTTCTTGAAATCAATGTCGATGACGACCAGTTTGATGATAGAATAGACGAGGCACTACAATACTTTCATCAATATCATTACGATGGTTCAATCAAGATGTATCTAAAACACCAGATCACCGATACTAAAAAAACTGCCATGCAAAGTGACGAAACTTTCACAGAGTCAGCCGCTGGTAATCACGATTACACAGATGAACAGTTTAAACAACAAAAAAATTACATAGTATTACCTGATTTTGTTTTAGCTGTGATGAACATTTTTCCGTTCAATGATAAGAATAATCTGAATATGTTTGATTTAAGATATCAGTTGAGACTCAATGACTTATATGACTTAACTGCAACAAATATATTGTATTATAATATGGTGCAAGAACACATAAGACTACTAGATAATATTCTAGTTGGTCGACAACCTATCAGATTTAATCAACATCAAAACAGATTATACTTAGATATGGATGTAGATAGTATAAACGATAACGAATTCATAATAATAGAATGTTATAGAAAACTCGACCCTACAAATTTCACAGATATCTTTAACGATATGTGGTTGAAAAAATATGCAACTGCAAAAGTTAAATATCAATGGGGTGAAAACTTATCTAAGTTTCAAGGTATCACACTGCCTGGCGGTGTCACACTTGATGGTCAACAATTAAAGACAGAAGCACAAGAAGAAATAACAAGACTAGAAGAGGAAGCAAGACTTAATCATGATATGTTGCCTATAGACATGATAGGATAATGATATGCCAACAAATGTATTTTTTAATCATGCAGTCCAGACAGAACAACACCTATACGAAGATTTAGTTGTTGAAGCCCTACGCATGTATGGGCATAATGTCTTTTATCTGCCAAGAGAAATTGTAGAAGAAGATTCAATCTTAAACGAAGATGTGCAATCTAAATTTGGCGATTCATATCAAGTCGAAATGTATATTGAGAATACAGACGGTTTTGAAGGCGAGGGTGATCTCATGTCTAAGTTTGGTCTTCAAATCAGAGACCAAGCAACTTTCATCATATCTTTAAGAACATGGGAAAGATTTGTCTCTTTAGATGAAAATCTTGCAACATCGTTTAGACCAAATGAAGGAGACTTAATTTATTTTCCTTTATCAGGTTCTATGTTCGAAATCAAATTTGTAGAACATGAAGACCCATTCTATCAAGTTGGTAAACTATTTGTGTTTAAACTTAAATGTGAATTATTCGAATACAGTCAAGAAGACTTTGATACAGGTATCGGTGATATTGATTTAATTGAAGACGAACAAGCATATACAACTGTTATGTCAATGGGAAGTGGCAATGGTCAAAACTATGTAGTAAATGAAAACATAACAAAAGGTGGCACAGTTGTAGGTGAAGTTGTGACTTGGAATAATATTACAAGTAAACTAACAGTTAAAGATGTCACAACAACACTTGCAGTCAATGATGTATTAGTGGGTGCAACATCAACAGCACAATTTACTATAACATCTATAGACGATAGAATGGTGTTTAGTAATGATGCAGCTGCACAGAACAAAGACTTTGAAGACCAAGATTCTAATTATCTTGATCTGAGTGAAGTTAATCCGTTTGGAGAACCATAATGTTCGGAACTTATTTTTACAATGAAACAATCAAGAGATGTGTGTCTGTATTTGGCACATTGTTTAATAATATTGATGTAAAAAAAATCAAGTCTGATGGCACCGTGGTGTCTCAATTTAGAGTTCCTATTTCTTATGGTCCTAAACAAAAGTTTTTAGATAGACTAGCAGAAGAACCAAATCTATCTGATAGAAATAGAAGTGCAATTACATTGCCTCGTATGGCATTTGAACTTACGGGTTTTGAATACGACAGAGAAAGACAACAAAATAAATTAATCAGATCAATCAAAAATCAATATGAATCTGATATCACAAAAAGAGGTTTTCAATACGCACCTGCACCATATAATTTAAACTTTACATTGTCAATACTTACAAAAAATATGGCAGATGCATTACAGATAGTCGAACAAATATTACCATATTTTCAACCAGAATACACAGTGACGATGAAAATGGTCGATGCAATACCTGATAACAGAGATGTGCCAATAGTTTTAAATAGTGTAGCATTTAATGATGAATACGAGGGAAGTTTTGAAGATAGAAGAGTTATAGAGTATACATTAGATTTTCAAATGAAAACATACTTCTTCGGACCTATCTACACAGGCAAACTTATTAAAAATGTTATTGAAAGAACTTACATACCAGCTGATGGTTTTAGCACAGATACAGGATTTACAACATCACAAATCAATGCATCAGGTCTAGTAAAAGAAGTCAAACATTACGAACCTGCATTTGGTGAGGTTGCAAATGCAGTATCTAGCAATACCACGGTTACTTTTGATACTGCAATAAATAATAAGATATCAGTAGGCAATGAGATATTCGGAACAAACTTAACAACTAATCCGACTATTTCATCTATCGCAAACGATAAAAAGTCTATTGTTGTAAGTAGTGCAATAACAATACCTGCAAATACTACATTAAAGTTTGTAGGTTCTGTTGACCCAACAGACTCGTTTGTAGTTGCAGAGAATGTGACTTTTTATGATGACGGAACTGACGATACATTTAGTGAGAATCAGACCGAAGATGCAAGTTAATTATGGCAAAAGAAATAGATCAACAGTTAGATGATATTCTAAATATCGAATCAGATATAAAAGAAAAAACACAAGTAGTAAAACTGCCTGAAAGATCAGAGAACATAGAAACAGATTATAGATATGCGAGAGAAAATCTCTATGGTCTAGTAGAGAGAGGTCAAGATGCAATTGATGGCATATTACAACTATCGAAAGAAACAGAACACCCTAGAGCTTACGAGGTCGCAGGTCAATTAATTAAAACTGTAGGAGAAACAGCAGAGAAACTTATTGATCTACAACAAAAATTGAAAAAATTAGAAGATGAAGAACAGAAAGTAGGCACTCAACATAATCATTTGTATGTCGGTTCAACATCAGAGTTGCAGAAGTTTCTCAAAAAAAATAAAGACTAATGGTTCAACCTAAAAACGAGGGATATCTTGGTAATAACCTGATTAAAAGAGCAGGCGTAGAAACCAAGTATACCAAAGATGAGATAAAAGAATATCAAAAGTGTTCTACTGACCCTGTTCATTTTATAGAAAAGTATACACAAATTATATCTCTTGATGAGGGTCTCGTGCCTTTTCATCTTCGTGGGTATCAAGAAGATTTGATAACACATTTTAACGACAATAGATTCAGTGTTGTATTAGCTGCTCGTCAGTCTGGTAAATCGATTACATCTTGTGCGTATCTACTGTGGTATCTCCTATTCACACCAGAAGTCACCGTTGCGATTCTGGCGAACAAAGGTGCGATTGCTAGAGAGATGGTATCTCGTATCGTAACCATGTTGGAAACCGTTCCATTCTTCTTACAACCAGGCGTAAAGATACTAAACAAAGGTAATATAGAGTTTGGTAATGATAGTAAACTTGTGGCGGCCGCTACATCATCAAGTTCGATTCGTGGTATGTCAATCAACATGTTATATCTTGACGAGTTTGCATTCGTAGAAGATGCAGAAACATTCTATACTGCAACATATCCTGTAATCACATCTGGTAAAGATTCTAAAGTTATTATCACATCTACTGCAAATGGTGTAGGTAATATGTTTCATAAGATATATGAAAGTGCAGTTCATGGTAACTCAGAGTATAAAAGTTTTCTGATCAACTGGTTTGATGTGCCAGGTCGTGATGACGAATGGAAGAAAATGACCATTGCAAACACATCAGAGGCACAGTTTGAACAAGAGTATGGCAATAGTTTCTTAGGAACTGGTAATACTCTTATTAATGCAGATACATTATTAGGTTTAAGGGCGATAGACCCAGACTGGCGTAAAGACAATGTTTCTGTATACGAAAGACCTATTGCAGGTCATACTTACATCACTACAGTCGATGTATCACAGGGGAGAGGTATAGACTATTCTACTTTTAGTATCTTCGATGTGACTTCAAAACCTTTTAAACAGGTTTGCACATTTAGAGACAACATGATATCGCCTATGCTCTTTCCAGATTTAATAAATAAGTATTGTAGACCATATAATGAGTCTCTAGTTATCATAGAGAATAACGCAGAGGGTTCTATGGTCGCAACACAACTTCATTATGATATAGAATATCCAAATGTTTTTGTTCAAGGTATGACAAAATCAACAGATATTGGTATCACAATGAGTAGAAAAATAAAAAGAGTTGGTTGTTCAACATTAAAAGAACTTATGGAAGAAAATAGAATGGCTGTAGTAGACAGACCTACTATTACTGAAATGATGACTTTTGTTAATAAGAACAACTCATTTGAGGCAGACAGAGGTTATCATGACGATATGGTAATGAATTGTGTATTATTTGCATGGTTTGTCACAACAGACTTTTTTACAAACTTAACGGACACTGCTGTTAAAGATTTGTTGTATGCAGAACAACAGAAGATGATCGAAGATGATATGTTACCAGCAGGAATATTTGGCGCTCAACAGGGAGAGAGCGAGTCATTCGTTGATAAAGACGGTGATAGATGGTTCTCTAAATCACTGTTAGACTAAATAATAATATAAATAAAAGTGTAAACAATTTTACATTAACAGGAGAAAAACATGGCATTTCAAGTTTCACCAGGCATTCAGGTCAAGGAGATCGACTTATCGAATGTTGTTCCAGCAGTTTCCTCTACACGAGGCGCATTTGCTGGTGTATTTCAATGGGGACCTGTTGATGAAGTAAAAACAGTTTCAGACGGTCAAGAGCTAGTTGATGAGTTTTACCAACCAGCAAACACTGACGCTGGCGCAGAAGACTTCTATTCAGCAGAATCTTTTTTGAGATACGGCTCAAGTTTAAGTGTTGTAAGAATCAACACAGCACAATTAAATAGTGCAAACGCAGGCGGTAACTCTTCAACCTTGCTAAAACATAGCGATGATTATGTTAACGATTTTAAAACTGGTGCTAAAGCTGGCACAGCAGGTAAATTCGTTGCAAGATATGCCGGAGCATTAGGAAATTCATTAAAGGTTTCTGTATGTGCTTCTTCGGACGCTTACTTTAAAAGTGGTGTCAATCTAATTAACAACGGTGGCGGATTCGCTGTCGGTGCAACAACTGTGACAGTTGACGCTGGAAGCGCTTATAATATTAGAGATATTATTCAGTTTTCTAGTCATTCAACAAGATACAGAATAACAGGTATTTCATCAAATACCCTAACAATCGAAGCAATTGGTGAACCTGCAAATACAGGTTTAACAGCTGCTGTTGCTGATAACGAATCAGTAAGTAGATTTTGGGAGTTTCATGATTTATTTGACAAAGCACCAGGTACATCAGCAAACGCAGCTTCAATAGGTGCATCAAATGATGAAATACACTTAGTTGTTTCAGACGAAGACGGACTAATTACAGGTACAAAAAATGAAGTTCTTGAAACTTTCGGATTCTTATCATTAGCTTCAGATGCAAAAGACAGCATTGGTAACGCAAATTATTACAGAGATGTAATTGAAAGAAAATCAAATTATATTTACTGGTCAGGTCATTCTACAGGAATTTACGGTTCAGCTACAGAAACAAGAACATTAGCACAAGCAGTAAGTTCATCATTCACAAGACCTGCATTACCAGAAAATACATCACTATCAGCAGGAGCAGATGGCAGAAGTCCAACAGTTGCAGAAAAAGTAGCTGCTTGGGAAAAACACTTCAAAGACGGAGAGTTATTCAGCGCATCATTCTTGATAGTGGGTTCAACAAGAACAGATAACGGTTCAGGTACTATCCTAACTGGTTCAGACGCTAGAACAGCGCATGTAAGTTTAATAAACAATGCGATTGTTATTGCAGAAGATAGAAAAGATATGATGGTTTGTGCATCACCTCTTAGAGAATCAGTAGTAGGAGTTTCATCTGAATCTACACAAACAACTAATGTATTAGCCGACTTCGCATCAGTCACATCAAGTTCATACTTAGTGATTGATAGTGGTTGGACATATCAATACGAAAAATATAACGACAAATTCTGTTATATACCAGGAAACGCACACACAGCTGGTATCATGGCAAGAAGTGATCTACTTCGTGACCCATGGTTCTCACCTGCTGGTTTCAGTAGAGGTCAATACCTAGGTATTACTAAACTTGCTTTCAACCCTAAGAAAGCAAACAGAGATGATCTTTATCGTGCAAGAATTAATCCTATAGTCACTTTCCCAGGTCAAGGTACCGTGTTATTCGGTGACAAAACAGGATTAAGTTCTCCAAGTGCGTTTGATAGAATAAATGTTAGAAGATTGTTCATTGTCTTAGAGAAAGCAATTTCAACAGCTGCTAAAGCACAACTCTTTGAATACAACGATGCATTCACAAGAGCAAGTTTTAGGTCTGCCGTAGAACCTTTCCTAAGAGATGTAAAGAGTAGAAGAGGTCTAGTAGATTTCTCAGTGGTTTGTGATGAAACAAATAACACAGATTCAGTTATCGATAGAAACGAATTTGTATGTTCAATATTCATCAAACCATCTAAATCTATTAATTTTATAACACTAAACTTTGTTGCTACCAGAAGTGGTGTCAACTTTGAAGAAATATACGGAGCAGTTTAAGGAGTAAAACATGGCAACAATAGACGATTTTAAGGCTCAATTAACTGGCGGTGGTCCTAGAGCCAACCGATTCAGATGCTTTATACCAAAATCTGGTGATAAGATTGAATTTCTATGTCAGTCAGCTCAAATTCCAGCTGCTAATATAGGTGTTATAGAACAACCATTTAGAGGAAGTGTCCTGAAAATGGCAGGAGACAGAACCTTTGAACCTTGGACGGTAACAATTATAAATGACATAGAGTTCTCAACAAGGTCTGCCCTAGAGGTATGGCAAACAGGTATACAACAACTAGACTCAGGTCTAGGTAATACAAACTTAGCCGATTACTTAGTTGATAAAGCATTTGTCGAACAGTTAAACAAAGACGACACTGTTCTAGCTAGATACGAGTTTTTCAACATGTTTCCAACAAGTGTTGGATCGATTGACTTATCATATGAGACAACCGATGCATTGGAGACATTTGATGTTGAATTTCAGTATTCTCATTGGAACAGAGTCCTTTAATTTAGTGAATAACACCTCATTTAAGGTGTTATAAATATTATTATGGAAATTTTTGGGTTTGAAATAACTCGTAAAAAAGATGAATTACGAGTAAAAGATGTGCAAAAGAAGTCACAGGCTTCTTTTGTGCCACCTGTCGAAGATGATGGAACTCCCATTATTCAACAATCGCCAGGTGGTTTCATATCAGGTGGAGCATATGGTTCCTATGTTGATATGGAAGGCGGTATCAAGAATGA